ATATGCCCTGCTTGACAATTAAATAAATTCATTTCCCCTGAAAATGTAATGTTACCACTAGCAGTATCTGTAATTGCGCCTGATTCATTAACGGATTCTATCCAAGCCGAATATGTACCTGCTGTAACCTTAAAATATGTTGCATAAAAATTGTCTCCATACTCTATTGTTATATTGTTTAAGTCTCTCTCTGTAATCCAATCATCTGTAAAGTTCTCTAATAATAGGTTATCATAATAATCAGATAAAACTAAAGGAGTATTGCTATTAACAAATAGAATGTCGGCAAATAATGGTGGGTAATAGTTATAAGAACTTAATGCGCCTGATGCTAAATTTGTGTAAGTTATCAGGTTACCACCACCACTTGCATATTCTTCGCCTACCTGTATTGTAGAATTAACTTTTATCTTGTCATTAGATGCAACTAAAATAGAACTACCTGATGGCTCAAAGTAGTTAGTAACAAATGCCCTTACCATTGGAGATGCGTTAAATACTCCATAGCTACCTTCCGCTGATGGCGAAGGATATACCTTTGTTCTGCTTACCTGTGCGCCATTAACGTAAACATCATAAACAAACTTAAACGCAGTAACTCCTGCTGCATTCACTAAATTTGAACTTGATACATACCATAAGTCATCGTGCATACTTGAATAAGGAGCAGGACTACTTTGAATTGTTATTGCCATTTTTTATTTCTTTACCGATTTGTCTAATTTTAATTTGTATATCTTTACCTAGTGCAGCCTCCATAACTTCGTAGAAGTTCTTTCCAAAGGTAGCCTTTTGCGCATTATCAAAATAATGTGTTGACCTTATTCCCTTTCTATGTATTGACCTAGCTATAACATAAGCTAAAGACTTCTTTGCATCTATTGCCTTACCTTCAACACCTAGCTTTCTGTAAGGCTTTACAGATACGGCTTTAAGTTTATTATACCCTAACCATTTTTCTACTGCAGAAATAGGTATGCTCTTTTTAGCAGTATTAAACTTATAGGGTGTCTTTGAATCTGCCTTTATGTTTTTTGTACCTTTAACCCCTTTGTTTATAAAATCCCAATACTTAGATGCAGGTTCACTTTTAGGATAACCAATTGATAATGTATATGTTGTACCAAATTTAGTGACAGACATTCTTATATCATTAATCGCACCTGAAGCAATCGAATTGTTTGCTCGTAAGTTTTTTTGAGCCTGTAATATAAAGTCTGCACCAAAGTCTTTTAGCAACCTTTCTGCAACAGGAAGCGCATTAGGCTTCATAGGCTCTTCGCCTATTGTATTTAGGAATCCTTCCCCTAATGCTATTGCCTGTTCTCTTGTAATGCTCATACCAATAAATAGTGTTATATCATAAAAATAACTATCCCCACCTTTTTAGGGATGGGGAAGTAAACCAAAAATCCAATATGAAAACTATCTTATCTTTTTAATCTGCTCGTTGTCAAAATCTGTTTTTGCTTTTAGATAGGATAGTATGTTTAAACACTCTATTGTGCTAAGTTCATATGCTTCGCCAACTTTGCAATTTTCGTAGTCGGCAATAAGTTTGGTACTGTATTGCCATCCAAAATACTGCATAAACTTGCTACCACCTCTTTCGCTTCCGCTTGTTTCATCCCTGCTTCCACCATCTTGTTCTCCAAATAAACCTGTGAAACTTCTATCCAATTTCTGTATACTTGATAAAAAAAAACCAACGAGTGATATACGTCTATAAATTTTGCTTCTAACATATCGTCTGCATATTCTTTGTGCTTACTTGCATCATATGGTTTGTTAACCCAAAAGCCTAGCATATTTCGTTCTTGCGGAATTACCATAGTAGCTGCTAACTTATGTAGGTTGCCATATAAATCTTCGGTAAATACTTTGCTTTCAATGTATCTTGCGAATGGCATCTTGCTAACATTATAATTAATCTTGTACCTTTTGCTTTTAGAAATAGTTATATATTTAACCGCTTTGCCAATTATAGGCTCATTAAGAAAGAATATTGTTTCTTTTAACTCTGCGTACTTGTTTAATGGTAGGCTATCTATTTGCATCTCTGTCATATTATTGACTATTGCAATTAGCTTTACATCTGTATCTAAGTCAGTATCGTTTTTGTCTTTTGTGTTTATGACATTATAAATCTGTTGATACTGCCATACGTTTATTTTGTCCCACATAGCTGCTTAATTTTAGATAAAGATACTGCAATTATTAATACTAAACAAGCTAATGGTACGCTAAATAGTATAAACTTTATAAGTTCGTATGTAAATGTTAATGCTTTCATATTATAAAAATATTTTAATTATTTCAATTAATACCCATCCAAAAGAAAATCCAATCATAAAATCTTTAAAGTTAAATTTGTATTTCATAGATTATCAAGCATATCTTTTACATCTTTAGGTAATTCCCTATCTTGGTTATAGGTTTCGTTGTAGTATTCTTCTGCACCATTTTCTTCTGTTAAACAACCATCTTCATTTACATTTATTTGTCCATATTCGTAAGCATCTATTATTTGCTCTTTTTCTTTTTTAAGATATGGGTTAGTGTCAAAAATATCTGTTCTTAATGAATTTGAATAATGTTTATTAACTGCTTCAATTAATTCTTGCATTGCTGTTTTCATAGATTATTTTAATTTATTACAGGTTCTAAATCTTTTTTAAGCATCTTAATAGCTAATTCCTTTTGTGCTAATTCCTTTTCTAGTTTAGCTATCTTCTCTATTAGGCATTCATTTTCAAGCCTTGTTAAGTATTCCTGACTGATTGTGTAGTTATTTTTTACCATAGTGTTTGTTTAATAAAACCACCCCAAGTACCCAAATTACTATATTTGTTTTGTTTTAATATTAAAAATTTCTTGAGGTGGTCTATGCTCTTAAATGTTTTGATATATCGCAACTACTAAGAATGCAAATATAAGAATCATTACTGCTTGTGTGTTTTTGTTTTTCATATTGTTTTAGTTTATAATTTATTTCCTTTTAGGACTTTTAATACTTTAATTGGTTCTTTTGAACTATCTACTATTAATTGATAAGTATATCCATTAGTCAAATATGATAATGCTTTATTATATTGTTTTAAATTCATATGCATACCTTTTTTATAAGCATTTAATTCTTGTAATGGATTTGAATTTTTAAAATTAAATAACATATTTGTTCTTTTTGGTTTGTTTGATAAATCAAAGATAGTGTAAGATATATACACATTCCAAACATTTTGTAAACTATTTTTAGACTTTGTGATGAACGGTAAATAAAGCTGATGAACGGTAACTATAGGAATGCATACCTACCTGACCCCCTTCTAATGCTAAAGTTAGACCACGCTAAAGCCAATGCCATAACGCAGTCATCGTGGAATCCTGATGGTGCAGAGTACTTAACCCCATTGGCAGTAAACTGATATTCAAAGACCTTTAATTCATTTGTGATTGCGCCTTCAGGAAATCCTATTCTGCCCTGTTGGATGGCAGTTGCAAGACCCTCCATTAGTTGCTGCTTACTAGAACTCGTAAACTTTAAACCTTCTATTGCAATGCCTTCCCTTTGTAAGTCCTCTAGGATAGGGTCACCTACTCCTGTGCTATCTACCAATATAGGACATTTAGGCAGCCTCTTTATATTCTCCTTAGTGTTATGCCAATCCATTTGATACCTGTCAAAGTAAGCCACATTGCCATTATTATCAAGACCTATTATCACCGTATGGTCAACAGACTTTGCAAGGTCAATCCCAAATGCAACTATTTGTTGGCTGCTAATTGGTCTTATACAATCTTGAATAAACTTATTTCCAAATGGGTTTGCGCTATTCTCTGAAGGGTTAGCCATATACTCCTGCTCAAATACTACATTTGGCAGTTGCATCCTAGCTTCATCTATTTCCTGTGGGTCTATGTATGGATTATCGTAACTCGTAAATTTAAAGGATGCCCAATCATTTTCACCCTCTTTCATAAACAGGCTATAAAAATAGTTTTTGCCTCTAGGAGTAGATAAGAAAATTGCCTTCCCTTTGTAATCGGTTAGGGTTGGTCTAATACTGTTCTGCCATCCTGCCTCTAGGTCAGGTATAAAGGATGCTTCATCTATAATAACCAAATGGAATTTACGACCTCTAAGGTTATCTAGTCGTTCACCTGTGAAGAATTCTACCTGCCCACCATTAGGGAAATCTATTTTAAGGTCAGACTTGTTTTTTGGCAGGTCTAGGGATTCAGTTAGCTTAGAAAAGAAAACCTTAGCTAGTCCATAAGTAGGGGTTATATAAGCCACAGAAAGACCTTTAACGGCATATGTAACAGAAAGTATCTGTGATAATTCTGACTTACCAAATCTACGACCACACATAACCACCCTAAAACGCTTATCACATTCTAAGATTCTTTGTTGGTTTGCGTGTGGGTTAGGTAGAAATATCTGCATTATAAAATGGTTTTACCATCTACAAAGATTACTTCTATTTTATTATCTGACTTAATATCCATCTGTTCGTTTGCCATATACTCTAGTGAGTAATGTATCTAAAGAATACAGGCTGCCATTGCCCATAGATTTTAATATAGCTTTAGCTACTGTCTTTTCTAGTACAGTTGCTTTATCATTTGTGCTAACTGATTTTATTTCTTCTTCATCCATAGACATCAAAGCCTGAATACTATCATTGATTTCTGATAGCTTATAGCCTTGTTCCTTTAACAGGCTGACATATTTTCTAGGTCTGCCATTAGGATTGCCTGATTGTCCTTTAGAAAATTGATGTTCTATTATATCTTGTGCTGCCATTGTGCTGCTGTTGTGCTGTTTATTTATCTAATTTGGATTTATAATGCTCACAAAGAATTTCCATCTTTGCTATATAGTATGTGCTAAAGTCTTTATAACCCTCACTGTTCTGTTGATAGTTTATAAATAAAATTCCCCTTAATCTTTGGGATGGGGTTTTGTTTGTATCAAGGTCTGTTTTAATACTGTCTAAGTTATCTAGTTCTTCTTGTTGGAATGATTCCTCTTTAATAGCTATGTAACAGAACCTTTGATTTAATTGGAATACCTGTGCTGCATCAGCAGGTGATAGTTCCTGTGTGCCAAAGGTAACCTTAATTGTCTTATCCTTTCTTGATGTTAGTCCTTCTATTTGTGCAGGTAATATTATCATTTGCCTTGTCCCCTACTAGGTTTTGGTTTTGGTGTATGTTTGTTATAAGACTTCTTAGCTTGTCCTCTTTTGCGTTTACCAAATGAAACTTTTGTTGAATCACTTTTAACTTTTGCCATTTACTTTATCTTTATGTTTACTCTTTAAATACTCCATGTGTGTTTTAGTATCGCCCATAACTAAATGACATTGCCTACATAATGCCATAAGATTGTTTATATTGTCTGCCTTTTTATCACCGCCCATACCCCTTGCTTCTATGTGATGTATGTCTACTGCCTTTGCGCCACACGATTCACAAGGTATAAAATCTTCTATGCCATAACCAAAGTAATCTAAATATAGTTTAGTGTGCTTCTTCATTCATTAGTATAAGGTTTAAAGATACGAATACAAATCCTATATTTAAACTCTTATGTAATTGTGCAAATTCATCTACTGAATACCCTATTGATATACCTAATTGTATTGTTTCTGTCAATACTCCTAATGATATTCTAAATCTGCCAAATTGTATATGGTATTCCATTTTATAAATTATTACCTATTAATTTATTATAAATAGCAAATCTCTTGTTATTTATGGTGTGCAGGTTAAAGTTAGTATTGCAGTAATCAAATAGCTTCTGACCATATTCAATCCTAGCTGCTTCATCAAAGGTTAGTAGCTTAATCCATTTGTACCAATCCTGTTGATTGTTTACATAGCATACAGGCATATCTTTATAGGGATGCACGTTGCTAACTATAGCAGGGTTTTTCTTTGCTGCAGTCTCTAATACCTTTAGATTAGATTTCATTGCTCCAAATTTATTTTCTACTAAAGGTATAATGCTTATGTCGGAATCAGCATATGCACCCATATATTTACTTACTTCTGAATAGTCGTATATGGTTGGATTAAGTTTTAAGCCATTAGTAAATACGCCAATCATTCTATCCCACAAATGTTTCTCACCTAGATTGTAACCTGCAATAACCGTTCTAACAGGGAAGTTAATCTTCTTCATTGGGTTGCGCAGAATGTCAATATCAGGAACGTGAGTACCTGACCCTGACCAAAACAACCTAACCAAATCTGATTCTAATTTATTATCTTGAAACTGCTCCTCACCGTATGGTAAAGCATTTGGTAATATTTCTACATTAGGATTGTACTTATATATTTCTTCGGCTAACCTTTCGTGAGTACAAGTGCAAAGGTCTGCCACTCGCATATACTCTGTAATTATATCTGTTATATTGCTTTCTCTGTATCTTTGTGCAAGGATATGTGAAGGCGGCAATATCCAATAATCATCATTATCTACTATCAATTTAAAGTTATACTTTAACTTCATTTCAACTAATAGCTTTGCATCTGTTGCAGCTAAGAATCTATTAAATATTACGATGTCATAGTTATTATCAAATACTACTTCATTAATGGTATCAGTAATTAAGCAATAGTCTTTACGCATATTAACTAATGGCATCATAATTCTATGATAACCGACCCCACTAAATTTGCTTGTTATTGCTAGTATTCTCATAATGCAATGTAATATGATTTATTTCCGTTTGAGTATTCTGATACATTTGAAGTATGTAAACCCCAAGTATTTTTAACTAAATCCATCTTGTTATAACCATACGCATCAATGCCGTTCTGTTCTATGTGCGTTGCTTTTGCATTTGGTATATACTTAGTATGTAAACCTGCTGTCCTGCATCTTGTACAATAATCTAAGTCTATTGCTCCATATGGGTCTAGCTGCTCATTAAATGCGCCTAGCTTATTTATTGTTTCTTTTGATATTGTATAGTTCCCAATGATGTCAAGAGAATCGCCACTATCCCCACCTAATAATATTGAGCAAATACCTATTGTTTTATCTTGCATATATTCATTCCTAGTAAGTAACCAATTATCAGGTTCTAAAATATCATTACCCATAATTGTAACATAGTCAATATAATCATAGTTAAAATGCCTTAACCCTTTGTTAATTGCATAGGCAATACCTGTCTCATTAATTATGCTTATAAAGTCTATATGCTTACCTGCATTTTTAATGTTGTGAAACAAAGTATCAATGTTTCTATCTTGATAGTTTAAATAAATTATTGCATTCATCGTGGTTTATTTTCCCCTAATTTTCTTGCAGGTACTCCTGCATATTTTGTATATGGTTGTGATTCGCCTTTAAAAAATGCACTTGCTCCAATCATACAACCTTCTTTAACATAGCTAAACTGATGCAATACTGCGTTTAATCCTATGTTTGAATTCTGCATAATGGTTGAATGACCGCCTATTTTTGCTCCGCAACTAATTGTTACATTAGATAATATTTTGCAGTCGTGACCTATATGTGCGTGTTTCATTATAAAGCAATTATGGGCTATCATAGTAGTTTCTTCTGTACCTGCATCTATTGTAACTAATCCTGTAATTACATTATTGTCGCCTATAAAAACCTTACCCTTTGGCTTATCCCAATACTTCTTATGTTCTGCAGGGTCGCCTATAATACAATAAGCACCTATGTAATTGTTGTCCCCTAGTATAACATTGTCCCCTATGATTGCGGTTGGGTGTATATAATTAGCCATTTGTTTTTGGTTTGCGACCACGCTTTTTTGGTTCTAAAAGGTTTTCTATTGGTAAACTATTATAGTATTT